TCTGACAAATGTGTGAAATACACAGGAGCAGATATTCCTGCACTTGGTATATCATATGGAGACACTCTTCTGCATGTAGAAGAGCAATTGGCAAAGTTTATTATTTCTACACTTGATGGCACTGGAATTGTAATTGATGTACCACAGAGTGTAATATGTGATCTTATTAAGAAACATCTTCCTACATGTCCTAGTTATCAGCTTGATGAACTCATCATTACACTGATTAAGGCTATTTGTGACCTTCAGACACAAGTGACAGCTATTAAGGCTGACATTACAGCTCTTAATGCTGATTATACAATTGGATGTCTTACAGGTGTCACTGCATCTTCTGATACCCATCAGATTGTACAAGCTATTATTACAAAGCTTTGTTCTCTTGACACAGGTCTTACAGCACTGATTCTCAATGTAAACACTAATTATGTAAAGATAGCTGACATTAATTCCTACATTGCTGCCTATCTTGCAACACTTGCTCCTGCTAACAAGGCTTACACCAAAATGGTTCCTTATGTAGCAATGCCTTATTTTGGACAATTGAGCAACTATCCTGCTACAGGAGATGCTCTTAGTCTCACAGGTGCAGGTATAGGATATTGGGAAAAAATCTACTTGTGTAATGGATTGAACTTCACTCCTGATCTTCGTGGTAGGTCTACAGTGGGTACAACTGATGGTACAATGGGTGGTCCCACAATGGACACTAATGTTATTCCTTCTGCATTTAATCCTAGTTATTCTTTAGGAACAAAGCAAGGAACCAATTCCATCAGTCTCACCACTGCTCAAATTCCTGCTCACAATCATAGTGCTGCAAATTCTGCTACAGGGATTACAAGAACAATCACTGGTACATCTTCTCAATCAGAAGCTCCTAATGGTTCACCTGTATATCCTACATTCAACTCTACACAAGGACTAGGCACTGCATTTACCAATCCCAGTGGTCTTACTGTCACTCTTACTGACCCTACACACACTCACACTATTTCTGACACAGGAGGAGGACAGCCTCACAGTAATAATCAACCAATGATGGGTGCTTACTACATTATGTACATCCCTTAAACACAATATGAAAAAGCTTTTACTTTTGTTGGTTTTGTAAAAGTTTTCCCCCGGTATTTCTATACTGGGGGTTTTTAATTATGTAGATTATAGTATATAATAAAGTTAGTTAAATTAATTTGGTTATATGGAAAACGTTTTATATCTTCACGCCAATTTTATTTTTTAAAAACTTCTAAATGTCTGATAATCAACATCTTTTAGAAAGTCTCAGAAAAATGATGGGCTGGAAGAAGTCAAAATCATTTTATGCTGATAAACTCGGCATCTCTGAGAAGGAGATTAAAAGACTAATGAAGCAATTACAAGAAAGCGAAGACATAAGAAAAGACGCAGAAGTTGCTGCATATGTAGGAGAACTTGAAGATGTCATTCTGAAGTTTGAAGAAGACTTGAAGAAAGGTACAGGGGAAGTTGTGTTGAAATGCAATAATGAAATCAGAACACTTGATGAGCTGATTGAGAAATGTAAAATAGACACTTCTAAATGGGAGATTGCTAAATATGTTCAGAACTACTGGGGAAACAGCAGCAGTCCTCATTGGCAAGTGAAAGCTTGGTTGACAAAGAAAACAGAAGAAAACATTTACCAAGAATCATTCATCGACTTTCTCAAGAATTACACTCCTAACAAACCTTCTGTACAAGCTCCTATTAGAAGAGAATTCTTTGAAAATGATGTATGTCTTGTAATCAACAAACAAGATGCTCATTACAATAAGTTTGACGTAGATGGCGACAATTCAATTGCTGATAGATTTAGGAGAGTGGATTTAAAACTTACCACAATTATTAACCAAGCTGCAATTGCAGGATATTTAGCAAAGTCTATTTACATCATAGGATCTGACGAGTTTAATAGTGAGTTTACAAACACCACTACTAAAGGTACTCCTCAAGATAACATTCTGACATATCATCAATCATTTGAATTGATATGTCATCATGAAACATGGATGATTGACAAGCTGTTAGAAATGTCTCAAATGGTGGATGTGATTTATATCCCCGGAAACCATGATGAATATGTAGGATGGCATTTGATAAGTTGGCTTGAGGCATATTACAGAGATGAGCCAAGAGTGATGTTTGATACATCTCCTGCTTACAGAAAGTATGTAAGCTATGGAAATACAGCAATGATGTTCAATCATGGAGATGTAATGAAAGCTCAAACATTGGCAACAGTGTTTCCAATGGAATATAAAGATGAATGGTCAGACCATGAATATTTCTATGTATTCACAGGAGACAGACATCATGAGGTTACACAGTCAATTAACGGTATTAAGTTTTATCAAATTCCTGCATTCTCAAATGCAAAGAGCAGTTGGGACAGCAGAAAAGGATATACATGTGTGAAAGGTGAAGTGACAGCATTCCTTATTGATGAAATAGATGGAATGACAAACATATACAAACAGTATTTATAATGGCTACGCTCAGAAAATTGGTAAGTGATGTGAGAAGCATGCACAAGCTTCTCTCTACTGATAGCTTAATCACAGACAGAACTATTGCTTCTGAGATTAAGAACAGCACTCTCTTGCTTGTCAAGAGGGAAACCAATCTGAGAAAGCTTTGGGCTACGTCCACCATCTTCACCACTATTCCTTGTTTAGAGCTTGAAGAAGTGCCTATTTCTGAATGCTGTGAGTATGTAGATGAATGTAGAATTGCAAGAACAAAATTCAAACTCCCTAGAATAGCAGAAGGTAATTACCAATATCTAATTCAGGGAGTTTATTCAATTAATGCAATGGGTGGAACAGGAAAGAAACTCAAGGAGATTACAGTGAATAGATATGTCAATCTCCTTAAACTTCCTGTAATCAAGAACGAAACCTATTACTGGATAATGAATGGGTATTTGTATGTAACTAATCCTCTGCTAAGAGCTATAAGGATTGCTGCATACTTTGAGCAGGATGTACCCAATGAAATTCTCTATCCTGAGAATTGCAGCTGCTCTCAAAATGTTGATGTTACAGAGAAGTGTAAAAACCCTCTTGATAAAGAATATGCATGTCCGGGATATTTGGAGAAGCAGGTGTTGGAGCTTGTATCACAGAAGCTTCTTAACACCTACTTCAGAGTGAAGGAAGATATGACACAAAATAATCTAGATGGTCAGGCTGCAAATGCACCTAATGGAAGTTGATTATGCCGAGGAGAGCAATAGAATTTAGAACAGCAAGCAGAGAGAACTATAACGACTTTTGTAAGAAACATCCTTCTATATCTCTTACATTTGACGAGTGGAGAAACATTCTCTACTCATTTAACGACAGTTTCAGAAACTACATACTTGAAACTGGAGAAAGAGCAAAGCTTCCCTACGGACTTGGAGAGTTTACCATCAACAAAAAGAAGAGAAGAAAGATGAAAGGTCCTAATGACGAATTCATCAATCTTGCTGTTGATTGGAAAAAGACCAAGGAGAAAGGTAAAATCATTTACAACTTCAACTATCATACTGAGGGCTATTTCTTTGGTTGGGTGTGGTTTAAAGAATCAACTAGATTCAAGCATAGTGACCTTTGGTATTTCAAGCCTACAAGAGTGACATCAAGACTCTTAGCTCATTACATCCAAACCAACGATAAATACCAACACATTTATCGCACTTGGAAAATCTAAAACATGTCATACTATTTTAAATATGATTTCATCAGTCCTGAGATGGTGTATTCCACTGTCAAGGAAGAGCTTAAAAGCTACTTTGACACAGGAGCTGTTGATGATTTAATGTTCCCCACCTATCTTGACAAATGTCTGAGAAAGTTGGGAAGAACCACTTATGTCATCTCTGAAACACCTCTTGAGATTCAAGACTTTGAGGCAAGACTTCCTGATAACTTCTATGCTGTAAGAGAAGCATGGATGTGTACAGAGATTCCTCAATATCCCTATCAGACAGCTAACTCATTCTATTCTCAAGCAGCAACAGAGAACACCATTCAGGTGAGTCCTGTTATTTCTAATGGCGTTCCTTGCACATCTAATTGTCCTCCTGATAATTGTACATGTATGCCTGATTTAATTCAGGCTGTGTATAAGACCAATCATCAGATGACAAGATCCTATAAAAAATCATATTTGCTCAAACCGGGAAACATTTCTGCAAGGAATAAATGTGAAGTGGATTATACAGATGCATGGAGATTCACAGCTACAAATCCTCTATTACATGAATTCACTCCCGGAAGTGCAGGATATGATAGCTTTGACATTAGAGACAATAAGTTTGTAACCAATTTCAGAAATGGAATTGTACATCTTATTTTCTATGCCTATGAGTTTGATGGAAGTGGTAATCAAATGGTTCCTGACAACTTCCGTATAAGAGAATATATTGAAGCATTCATCAAATACAAAGTGTTTGAAACACTTGCTAATCAGATAAATGATGAAACCTTTGACCAACTTCAGAAGAAGCTTGGATATTACAAGCAGCTCTCTGAAGAAGCATTCATCATGGCTGATATTGAGATTAAGAAGCAAGATGTTTGGGCTAAACAGAGAAGAATCAAACAAGACCTTAACAGGTTTAATATGTATGAGCTTCCTAATAGAATATCTAGAAATTGGCGTAGAAATAACTAACAATGGCTGACGAACAACAATCAAACATAAGGCAGGAAAATAACGCTGCTGTTTCTGGTCTTAATATGGACCAAACCCTTAATCAGGTTAAGAAGGGACAGCTCACTTATGCCCTTAATGCAGCGGTTGAGAATTTCGATGCTAATGGTGTTAATTATCAGAATGAACCTGCTAATGAGCTTTGTGTCAATTTCCCTGATGGATTTATTCTAATAGGTACGCATTTCATAAATGAAAAGAACAAGCATATATTCTTTCTCATTCATCCTGAAACAGGTGAGAGTGAGATTGGGTATATGGATAATAATGACTGCATTTACAAAACATACATAAATGCACCCTGTCTTAATTTCAATATCAATCATCCTATACACAAGAGTGTACACAAGATAACTAATTGTACAACGGAGATATATTGGACAGATGGACTTAATCCTCGTAGATATCTTGACATAGATAATTTGTCAAGTGTTAAGAAGATTAGACCGGGAACTGATGTTTGTGATAATGAGACAATAGATGAGATAGATTGCAACAAGCTTAACGTACAGCCTGACTTTGCAATCCCTTCTCTGAATGTAAGAGAGGTGACAAATATAGGTAACCTGATTGCAGGAACCTATCAGTTTGCAATTCAGTATTGTGATGTTTCAGGTAATGGGTACACTTCCTACTACTCTGTAACCAATCCTACACCTATTGCAAATCCTGATATTGTCACTCCTGATCTCAACTATCCTGTAGGAAGAGCCATCATTTTAGACATTAATGACATAGACATTACAGGGTATTTTCAGTATTTCAACCTTGCTGTAATCAAGACTATTAACAATGAAACTTCTGTACAGCTTGTAGGAACATATTTCATTGATGACAGTACAAGGTCTATTACATATACAGGGCAGAATCAAGCACAAATTAATCTCACCCTCAACGATATATTTGAAAGGTTTCCTTATTATGAGATTGCACAAGACCTTACAGCTGTGCAAGATGTTCTTGTATGGGACAACCTTACATCTATTGATAGAATCAATTATCAAAAGATTGCCAATCAAATTGACCTAAACTGGCAAACATATAAACTCCCTGCTGATGAGGATTATTCAGATGAACTGAATGCCACAAATCTGAGAGGGTATATGAGAGATGAGGTGTATGCTTTTGAAATTGTATTCCTTCTCAAGAATGGTAAACAAACAGATGGATTTCACATCCCCGGTAGAGCAAAGAATTCAAATGAATTCACAAAACCTGATGTTCCTGACACCAACCCTGACTTTATTGGCACTCCTGATTATACATCAGGTGGTGTAGGATTTGCTCCTTATTGGAAGATATATAACACTGCTTCTGTAACAGGAGCAGCTTCAGGACCCAATATCAATAGTGCCACTCCTCATGAATATGGAGAGTTTGCATATTGGGAATCTACTGACCTCTATCCTTGTAATGATGATGTGTGGGGAGAACTTGCAAACACTCCTATCAGACACCACAAGTTTCCTGATGTTAAAGTGAGTCCTATATTTGAGAGTGGGTCATATACAATTGCTCCAAACATTTCTGTTGTAATGCAAGACAGAAGTGTGTTCCCAATAGGTGTGAAGATTGATGTAAGTCAAGTGCTTTCACTAATTGGTACATCAGACCTCACTTCTCAAGAGAAGAACAATATTGCAGGATTCAAGATAGTGAGAGGTGACAGGTCTACAAACAAGTCTGTTATTGCTAAAGGTATTCTCAGAAATGTAGGAAAATATGAGAGAGAAGGAACAGAATATTTCTTCCCCAACTATCCTTACAATGACTTGAGAGAAGACCCCTTCCTTCTTGAAAAGAACAATGCTTTCAATTTAGAATGTCTTACGTTTAGATTTATATGTGGAACAACAGGCTTATATGAATACACAGATTGTTTCACTGGAGAAACAGCAAGTGCTCAAATGCTTACAGGTGTCACTTATGAAGTGTGTTCTATTACAAAGCCTACAGCTCTTGAAGGAACATTCTCATCTGCTCCTATTCCTGTAAAATATGACACATATTATGTATCATGTGACGGCATCATTGCTACTTTTTCATATACAGATATAAATGGAACTGTACAATCTTTTACACTTGGTACAAGACAGAATAGAACTCTTCAAGTGCAACTTGGTACTGTCCCTTCTGTAGGATTTCATATTGGAGGATATACAATAAGACAACTTTCTGACGGCACTGTAGGAGGAAACAACTTCTGTCTTCCTCCTCAACTTAATGCTTTCAAAGACGATGACTACAAATACAGAAATGTATTTAATTCTCCTGATACATCATTTGGTTCCCCTTTCCTTGGAGATATATTGAAGATTGAGAATGTAGTATTTGGTGCAGGAAGAGGTCATCATGTACAGGTGAGAGAACATGCTCTTTACAAACTTCTTTCTTACGAAGCACAAGATGATGCTTTGATATCAAGTGAAGATGTTAGTGGTGGAGACCCTACAGCAATGTTCACTGCATATCAAGCCTATCTTACAACATTTATTAATGGAATAACAAGAAGAAACTATGCTTATTCCTATAATTCAATTGCAAGCTACGACTACTATGCAAATGTAGACAACGATCTTGGTATAAAGCAAAGACCTCTTGACATTGTTCAATATCTGTTCCCCGGTGTACAGAATGTAAGAGACACCCATGATATAAATAACTTTAGCAGGGAATCTTCTGTATATCTGAGAACAGATGTAAACAAGACATTCCTTCCTGCTCCTTCTCAAACTCCCAATCTTTTATTTGGTACATCTCCTATAATTAGTGATGAATCAAGATATACAGTTTCTCAAAAGTCTCTTTGTGCTACACCTGAGCAACTGAGTGACATTAAGACAGTTTCATACTATGCATCTATAAAATCAATATTTCCTAATCAGTGGGGGCAGATGTACTCCTACCAGACAATTGACACCGGATATCAAGTTAATTTAAACAATACTTCTTCCACTACAATATTTGGTGGGGACACATTCATTAATAAGTTTGCATTCAAAACAAAGCTTCCCTTCTTCATTGATGATAGGGTGGGAGCTCCTGATGATAGTGATATTTTCTATGATGAAATAGGAAACATTGCCTATCCTAAATATTGGTTTTCTTCAAGATCAATTCTTTATGATTTTAATCCAACAACTGTTGGTCTTAATGAGTTAAGGAATATTATATCTATCAAAGCTCACAACTTTGATTGTCC